AGCAGGAATAATATCAACAGAATTAGTAAATGTTCCCGTTCCATCTGTAAGATTACTATGCCTGACAACTACGTTTCCACCATGCGTAACATCAATATCTGTTGCTTTATCAAAACGTAATCTTATGAACTGATCTGATACTGGTTCGACAAGTAATCCCGTAACATCCTGTGGTAAAGCAGTTTTACCAACAGCTTCAAAAGTTAAATTAGTGGAAGTTGCTGATAATTGATCTAAAACATTGTATGAAAATACTTGGATCGTATAAGTTCCTTTTCTACTGTTCATTATTTCAAAATCAGGTCTTGATACCTTTTCACTTATAAAGTTCTCATCTTCAAATCTGTAATTAACCTGATACTGCACAACACCGACAATAGGTTGCCAACTAATAACAATTTTTGATACAGCTTGATTATTTATAGGAAATATTCTTTCTACAGCATTTAACGCAGAAGGAGGTTCAGTAAGTGAATTTAATTTAGATACTGTTCTTGCTGTTAATGCTTCGCCATCTTCAATAAATGCATACTTACCTTCAACATAAGATAAAGCTGTAATCGCATAATTTATGCCATCCTGTTCTTCTACTGTTATTACTCTGAATAATTGAGACTTAACAGTTACGTTTGATATAAGCCAGATAGTGTTTACGTTAGGTGTTTGTGAAAAAGCAGAACTAACAGTTATAGTCCCATTTGATACAGATGAGATTGCCCTACTTTCAGCCGTTCCATCGGGTAAAAGCACACTTAGGGTTGCATCTCCGACAGGATTTCCGCTTGCATCCACAGCAAAATCTGTTGCAGAAGTATCATCAACGGTAACAACAGTTGTGGAAGTGACAGTTTTCAATCTTCCACCTCTTCTTACTCCTGCTCTTACTGGATCTTGTATTTCAATAACTGCACCAGGTCGTACAACTATTCCAGAATCTATGGATGTTGTGAAAGTGCAGACCTCAGATTCATTATTTTCAGCGAACAATATTGCCTTCCCCAATCTTCGGGCTTGACCACGGGAAGTACACGCAAATGCTTTTACCTGTTTGACCACAGTGCCAATCTTAGATTTTATTGTGGCATCTTCCACAACTTCAAAATCTACTTCCTGACTATCCATGTTGTAGTAGGAAACAGATACAACACTATGTCTGGTTTTTAGACTGCTTCCTGCATAACTAAATCCACCTTCTCCGACATTTGATAAATTAAATAGATAACTTGCATCTGTTGGTTTGTCCTGTGTAATTGTTATTGAACCGGCAGACCAGATAGGCATACATCTCATTACACCAGCCAACTCGTTTATTAACTCAAATGCTTCTTTTGGACTTTGAATATTTACGTTGCAACTAAATCTTGCTTCCTGTCCTCCAGCACCATCATCAACAAGTGTATTAGCAAACTTACTGGCTGCTACAAAACTGAAAAGATCAAGAGAGCTATCTGTTATATGAGCACCAAATCCATATCTATCATTAGTTAAAATATCGAGTAGCACCATCGCAGGGCATGAGGTCCATACAGCAGCACCCATAACTCCGTTAAAAATATATCCGTCTGGGTACACTATTCTGCCCGTAGCATTGTCCACGCTCGGAGTACCAGAACTAGATGCTCCTGCTCCTGGGATTCTTACTTTGATTCCTCTAATTCTAAATTTACGAGCAGGGATAGAACTAAACTGCATCGAGTCTAGTCTTATTGAACTATACGCACTATTTAGATAAGTTGACGCATCATCAATGATTTCTCCAAAACTTGTCCACTGAAAACTGTCTCGTAAATTAGTATCTGTGCTATCTGCTGTAACTCTACTGACTCTTATATCTACAGGAAACGATCCAGTAATATTTACACGATAGTCTTTTTGGTACGCATCTCCACTTCTACCTCTGATAGTGTCGGTGATAACGTCAGTAAAACCACCAGAATTATACTGAACAGCTACTTTTAACTGAACAGATGAACCTAACAAATCTCCAGCATCGGTGGCCTTTTGTAGTTGTGGAAATGTGATAGATACTTTTACTGCATCAACATTTGTATTTGTTATCTGACGAGTAACAGGAGTACTTGCAGTAACCTCTACACCAACACTGGTTGTTGATACACTACTTTCAATCCCAGGGATTTTAGTTTGACTGCCAGTACCAAAACGAGGAGTAAATTTAACATCCTGAAAGTTAAAATCTGTAGTTTGAGGGTCTGTAGAATCTGCTGATGCTCTTAATACTGGAGTGTCATTGAGAAAAACATCTTTTAATGCAGCATTATTATATGCAGTTGTGCCTTTTGTTCTGCCTTCTTTTGATGCTGTTGCAAAACCTTCTATCTCCCCTTCCGAAACAAGATCAAGAAAAGTAGCAAATTGTCTGCTATGTAACGTATCGGGTTCTCTAGTTGGTTGGGGAGGAGATGGAGGTGGATCATTACCTTTTGCACCTCTAATAAGATGTTTCTTTTCAATCATGCTTGTACTTGCTCCGTATCTATTGAACCACTGATTACCACTGAGCCAGTAAAAATTTCTCCGAATACCAGAGGTACGGGAGTTCCTGCTCTTCCTGTCTGCTGCGTTCCACCAAAGCTATAGGATAATCTTGGATCTTCTTCAGAATTAAATTCTGGTTTTTTAGGCAGAGGAGTTAGCATTTCAGATACTCCTGTCAGCACTAACGCAATACCTATATTTCCTGCAAATGCTGTGAGGCTAAACGCTCCAGATGCAGTTGCAAATCCCCCTCCTAAACCACCTGGTCCAAGTCCAAAACCTACGGCAGGGTTTACTATCGCAAATCCAATCAATACAGCACCTAATAATATTTTTCCTACTCCCCTACCAGCACCAGTTATTACAGGTACAAAATGAATATCTTGTTTGCCTATAGGATGACCTAATTCATTTTTATCCAATTCATAATCGCCAACTTTTACTTTGTAATATCTACTGTTCATGTGTTGCTCGATTCCAGGGAAATTGTTTATTAAAAAACTCATAGCGTGGGCTAGGCTGTGTGCTTTTACTTCAAACTCTTTATGCCCTACAAACTTTGCAAGCTCTCCATATAATTTGATTTTACGAAGCATAACGATACCTTTTTCCTGTGCATTTTAGTAACCACGGAGAGTATGGCTCTCTACAAGATAGTCTATCGGTTAAATGATGTAATACTTCATCTCCAAGAAAAATAGCTACATGATTTAAAGTTGAATCTAAAATACTCATCAATAAAACATCTCCAGATTGTAGCTTTTCATCTGGTCTTAATTCTCTAAAACCTGTTCGCCAAGCATAGCTTTCAAACAGAGGATCTTTCATAAACTCTTCTGGAGTTATAGGTCTTTCATAATCTTTCAATTTTATTCCTTTTTCCTGCTTGTAATAATCACGAACCAAAGACCAGCAATCTGTTACACCCCATACCCATTGTCTACCTAACAAAGGTGCTTCATATCCCTGTGGCTCATAATATCCCCATTGCTTTGTTTTTGGATTAACTATATGCCAAGGTAGTCCACTTTGTTCACAACTAACTTTATCTGCCTGACTAGCAATAGCTGGAGTTGTCGGATGACTATGAACAACAGCAACTATATCTCCTAAGTTATCTGCTTTGACATAATCTTCTGGATCAAGAATAAAACATTGATGTGCTGTCATTGACAGATTACGGCAAGGATAATATCTTTCTTTTCCTCGAATATTCAGCAAAAGACCAACAGACTCCTTTGGATCCTCACTCTCTGCGTGATTAAGTGCAGCTTCTTTCCAATTCATGTTTGTATAGTCCCAATAGAAGGAAACTCGGCTCTAGTGCATTGTCTTTGTGGGGCACGAATACCAGCAAGATCAAATACAGCAGCTAATTCAAATTGAACTGCCTCTCTATTTTCTGCTGATTTTCTGTCTATTTTGTATATTTCTTGCGGAAACTCTGCTGTGTTATCTGGTGTACCATAAGGATTTATGTCTCCAGGAAAATTAACAGCATCTATAAATCTCGCAAGAGTTCTAATACGCGTAACAGTTGCACCTGTCAGATCGTTTCCAGTGGTTGTGTTATTTACTGTGAGCAAAATAGCTGTTATTGTTCCTAACGCATTGCTTACTGTCAAAGTTGGGCGAGGTAATTGTCCTTTTGTAAAAGCAAAACCCTCTGCTTTTACAGGGAATCTTTGGTAGGTATTTCCTGCCCAGACTACTTCTCCGTTATCTTTCAAAGATGAGCCAGCATGAAATCTATAAACTGTTGTCGCTCCATGTAGGCTGCTGTCTAAGGCAAGTGTAAATAATTCTATTATTGATGATGGGTTTATGTTCTGAAGATTGCTGACAATAGCAGAACTGCTCATGGTTCAAACACCTCTCTAAATGTTGCTTGAATTGTTGCTCTATTGTTATATGGTATAGATTTTGTCCAGTTTTCGCAAACATATTGTCCAGCACCAGATAAAGTAATCGAAACATTACCACTGTTAGTAGCACTAGCAGCAGCAGTGACAGTAAAGACATTTGAATCAGTAACCGAAGCAACAAGAAATGTACCATCAGTAGCCGATCCAGTTGTGTAATCAATAGTTAGTTCATCTCCTACTGCTACACCATGACTTGAAATCGTGATTGTTACTGTAGTGCCTGATTGAGAGTAAGTTCCTGTTTTGGTAAACCCTTCGCCTGGTGGAGTGAAAGTAAAGCTGGCACTATCATTTGCACGACTGTCGAGAAAACCTTCTATGGTATCCGCATCCGTTTCCGATACGTTAAAAGTAAAGTTATAAACTTTTGGATTTTGATGTGCAGCAAGTCCAAATAATATTCTGTGCTCATAGCCGTCAGCGAAACGAACTGTTCTAGTTAGTGGTGCGGATCTTTTTTGCTGTCCGTAAGTTGGTGTGATTGATGGAAAAGTAGCCATTATGCAAGTAAACCTCCAGGTCTTTTCTGCTTAATTAATTCTGATTCTATCGCTGCTGACAATGCTATGCCCAACTGCCTTCCTTCTTCTTCATCTCCTTCTACATTAGATCCAGAGGCATCTACGTTTACTACGATATTTGTTGAACCGCCAAGAGCGTGATTTGGTGTAATCATTCCAGATACACCTGGGCTGAATAATTCTGGACCACGTTCTCCAACAATATAGTCATTTCCTCTTTTGACAGAACCTCCATTTGCCTTCATAAAAGTGAAACGTGATACTTGTTGTTCGGGAGTTAAGGCTGGAACTGCACTACCTCCACCGCCACCGAATAATCCTCCAAGTCCACCAAGTATTGAACCGAATAATCCTCCACCTCCTAGTGTGCCTTGCATATTTCCGAACAACGCCATATTAAATGCTGCGTCTATAAGTTTGTTCAAGACGTTGTTCAACATATCGTTCAATGTGGAAGTACCACGGATCATTCCCTGTATTCCCTGTGATATATCAGTTGCTATTGTCTGAGACATTCTTTCAAATGCTGCTGCCGTATCTAAAGCTAACTGTCTTTCTTTTTGTAAAGCGTCTAATTTACGCATTTTATTGGCAAGTGCTTTTTCATCTACCTCAATATCTTTATCTTTAAGTTCCTGTATTCTTTGTTGTATTTCAAATTCTAATTCAGACAAATGCCCTTCTTCTCTACTCATTTCGAGTAATTTTATGTCTGTATTTAGTTTTTTCTGAGCAGCTTTATTAATTGCTTCATTTATAGCTTTTATTTCTCTTTCTGTATCCTTTTTCTTAACTAACGCTGTTATCTCGTCTAATATTCTGTCTTTCTCCCGCTTATCTGCCTGTGGATCTCTAATTGCCTGTACGATACTTCCACCTAACCCTCTTTTTCCTACATTCTCAAACTGATTAATTAAATTTGCTATCTCAGGGTCATCTGCTGCTAATGTTCTAGCTCGTTCCATTCCCACACCAGTTTCTACTGATCTGGCTAAAGATCTCAAAACTCCTGATTGTTCTATAAGATTTGCGATACCAACTCGCATATTTAACATAAATACGCTGAAGCTGTCAGATAATTTTTTAGTTTGATCGCCAAAATTACTTAGAGCTTGAACTCCATCTGAACCTACCTGTTGTGTCATCTTTTGTCTTACTAAATCAAATGCAGCTTCCTGATCTCCTAATGATTCAAGTGTTTTTATCTGTTTTTCGTATTCTGATCCAGTTAGTCCAAGGGCTTGGATAAGTGGTGTTGTGTCTTTGTTTACGCTGTTTATTGCTTGTCCTAATTGACTTATACTTGATGTAAAGCTTTGTATGCCAGATACCACAGCCGTTCCAATTAGACCTCCTGCAAAACCTCCCATCTGACCACCAAACGCACCACCAAGTCCGCCTCCTAGTCCACCTCCTAAAGCAGCAAGTGGTCCTTGACCGAATAACAGAGGAAATGCACCACTTATCGCAGCACTTTGTAATGCTGGACCTTTGTTTCTAGCCAGTGTTCGCATCAATCCTGCCCCTGGCTGCCTACTTCCTGGTGGTCCAGGTAAAAGATTTCCCTGTCTGTCAAAATTAAGGAGTCTACTAGGTGCGTTTGCTCTTATTCGTTTATCAAAGGCTTTAGCTTCTACGTTTGCTTCTTTAGTCTTTATACTTACAATGTCTTTTCCTAAACTTAATGATCTTTTTCTTTCTAGTCTGGATTCTTTTCTGAATTTTGCTGATCTCTCCTCCATTTGACCTAGCTTATTCTGTAAAGCAAGTTCTTCTTCCTGTGCTTGTTTAGCTAGAGCCTTTGGCGATCCTTTAAGAAAATCAAAACCACCGATAGGCATTGCATTTTCTTTAGCTACACGAAGTATGTTTGCTGGAGAACCTACTAAATCTGATCTACCACCTATAGGTACACGACCCATGCCTCTACCAGAAAATTCTATCTGTGCTTGAGAGCCGAATTGAAATCTATTGCCTCTAAGACTTGACCGACCAAATCCTGTAGTTTGTCCTATAAAGGGTAGCTTCGGACCAAACATACCCAAATCTTTTGTTTGGGGAAAAGCTTGTACACCACTAAGACCTAAAGGTGTGCCCCCACCTAATGAAGTTAATGAAGATACTGGACCTGACCTTGGTAAAGATTTAGCAGTTAATCTTGCTTGCTGTGCCTTTTCTTTTGTTATAGCTCGTTGAATTTTAAGCTCCTCTAGAGCTACTTTTTGTTGAGCTTTTGCGGTTTTGAAATCCTGTCTGCCATCAGCTAATGCTGCTTTATTTATTGCTCTTCTGGCTTTGTCTACTTTCAGTCCTTGATCTGCTGCTTTCTGTACTAGATCGCCTATGCGTCTAGTCTCAACCATTGCAGCCTTTTGAGCATCTTTACTTTTTGTTATCTGAGCTTCTGTTCTCTGTGTTCTTCTATTAGTTCCTAAGTTTACTTTGCCGAGTTTATCTATATCGCTTTTTATATCCTTAAGGTCCTTTCTTACCTGTTCTGTATTCAGTCTTATATTTACGCTATATTCGGATGCCACTGATTTTTGCAGAATACACGGATATTAGAAGTTTAGCGTACTTTGCGTGTTTGGGCTTGTCTTTTTGCTTTTTCGTAGGCTTCTTCCTCTCTTTCAGCCTTGAGTGTAAAGTAAGCGTTCCAACCATATAACTCCTGTAATGACATTCTCTCTCGGAGTTCTTTAAATGTGTAGCCTAGTTTTTCTGCTATGAAAAATTGTAAATATACAAAGTTATCTTTTTTAATCTTCGCTTTTTACGGCATCGGGGCTTTCCTCCTCGCCCATACTTTGCATTTTGGTCATAAGAT